AAACACCTGCGATGTAGCTGACATATACTTTATACTTTGCACCTCAACACCTTCAACAATGCCAACAAACCTATCTAATCTATTCCTGATAAGGTTAGATAATATTTGCGTATCGTCATAATTTTGAGTGTAAACATCTACTTGTAATGTAATTTCTTCTAAGTTACTTTGACCATCCTTAAAATCAACAGGTAGGCTATTTACAATAGTATATACTACAAATGGATATTGTACATTTTGAGGCACAATGTCAGGATATATCTTACTTCCAACATAAGCCAATATTTCACCATCGGTGGATAATCTATTATAAATTAATTTACCTATCATATTTCCCAAAATTTACGCGGATATTGTTTAGCCATAACCATAGCTTCAGATGACATCTTGCTTATTACTGCCATTTGTGCAGACTTTTCAGCTATATTTTTAACTCTTTTTATCCATGCTTTTGTACTCCCGTAAATCATGTGTGCGTAGAATCCATCTGTTTTGGAATCACTATTTAATGTGACACCTTTACCAGCATCTTTATACAAAGGCCCAATAGCAGAAGTTAAATATTTAAAGTTTTTTACGTCACTTACAATTTGTATTGAACGACGTAAATTACCTGGCATTATATTATACTTAATACCTTTTCCTTTAACGTAAAATTTATGCGGCTTAACAGATGATTCCACATGATTTTTATATGCAGCTAATGCAATAGGTTCTGCGGCTTTTGTAATTTCATTCCTTTTTACAATGGTAATTTGTTGCATAATGTTATCAAGTTCAATAACAGATTCCGCAAAATTAGAAATAGCCAATGGTTGACCTTTTTTATTAGTCTTGCCTTGTAGTTTTTTTAGCCTATTTAACTTTGCCTGTGATATAAACATCTTACATTATTTTTATCCTGCCCATATTTCAGGGCAGGAATGTTTTTAGGCTACTGTTAACGTAAGCTGCAAAGCGTTAAACTTTACTTCATCACCAACCGCAATACTTTTAGATGCTGATAAAGCACCATAAAATAAAAGATTACCACTTGTAGCTGCATCAAATACCGCAAAATGCGAAGCCGTTGTCGCGCTTCCTGCGCTTGATTGCATAGTTATTGCATTTGTGTTAGACAATGTTCCTGCGCCACCCGTACCCCTTGTCCATCCACTAGCTGCATAAGTTACACGTGTGTACAATGCACCTGTAGCTGAACCTGCATCGGTAGGGTCTTGACTATACAACTGAACATAAGTATTTGTCGGAGCGGGTGCAAATGTCGCTCCATTTATCCAGGCTGTTATTTGGTCCTCCATGTAATTTGAAAAAGCTGCCATGATTTATAGTTTTTAACGTTAAAAATTTATTTCTTGCCAATTTAAAATCTCTTCATTCCATGTGTACATTTTCCCATCGCTTGGATAAGGCACTGGGCTATCCCATAGGCATGATTCCTCATTCAATATCCACGAAGGAAAAAGCTTTGGCGGAATAAAAGCGTCGCGGATACTATCGTAATAATAGCCAATGCCAGCATAGTTTTTACGAAATGCTTTACTTTGGTCAAGGCTTGGTGTATTGTTGTCGGCTTGGTAATGAATGCCTCCGCGCGTGTTGTAAGATGTTTTTTTCCAAACATCATTTGTTTTATACAAATTATTTAAAAAATCAATACCTATTTGTTCAATTTCAATGTTATTAACTGTAAAAATTTCATTTACAAGTGCTACTCCTTGTATTACAAAATTATTATTATTTAATTTAACAAAACTCCCCATATTAACTAAATTTTATTGACCCAGAACCATTAAAAGTAAATATAAAGTATATACCACTTATACTTCTTGTTCCGCCTGTATAATCAGCTGAATTAGTAATATCAATAGTTGATTGAATAATTACTATACCTTTACCACCTGATGCACCTGTTGCACTTGAGCCACCTCCTCCACCGCCTGTATTTGCGCCACCATTTTGCTTTCCACTACTGCCACTATCACCATTTCCACCACCACCAGAACCACCAGAACCGCCTGTAGTTAAACCAGCGCCACCACCACCACCAGCGTAAGTTAAACCATTAATACTCCATGTTTTACCAGCACCACCTCCACCGCCTGTTGATGTACTTACTGCATTAGCACCAGATACATTCGCTCCACCTCCACCGCCACCGCTACTTGGTAGAGCATCATTAAACCCATTACCTCCATTATTACCTTGACTTGGAGATGTTGAAGGTGAATTACCTAATCCAAAATTATTTGTTGAATTATCTCTTTGACCACCACCACCACCAGAACCACCATTCAATCCAGATTGAACTCCAGTGTTTCTTGAGCCACCACCACCTCCTCCGCTTGAAGTGTTTCCATTAAATATTGAATCATTACCAATAGTGCCTTTTGCCGTAGCAGAACCACCAGCACCACCATCACCAACAGTAACTGTATATGTTGTGCCTTTAGTCAATGTTTGATTAGTAAATTCTCTATATCCACCAGCTCCACCTCCACCGCCTTCTCCCTGTCCTGAGCCTAATCCACCACCACCTCCACCACCACCAGCAATTACAAGGTAATTAACTGTAACTGTAGATGTTACAACATCCAATGTCGCACCAGTCAACGTTGCCGCTCCCGTTACACTTGCCGCTAATGTTGCCGCGCGTGCTATTGTTGCATTGTCCACGTTTGCCGCGCCTGTAACACTTGCTGCAAAAGTAACACCAAAGGAAGCCTCAGCCGAACTTTCAGCCGTTGCCGTTGCCTCCGCTGATATAATTCTTACAATCTGAGCCTCCGCACTTGTTTCAGCGGTTGCGGTTGCGCTTGCATTAACCGTGTATGTTAATTGCGCATTAGCTGACGTTTCAGCGGTTGCCGTTGCCGAAGCATTGATAGGAATGGTAAGTTGTGCGCTTGCGTTGGTTTCAGCCGTTGCCGTTGCCGTTGCCTCAAGTACTTTGGTTAGGGTTGCCGTTGCAGATGTATCAGCAGCCGTAGTTGAGCTACTTGCTAATGTAGCTATTCTTAATAGGTTAGCCGTTATTTCACCCGTAGCCGTTACAGAGGCATCTAATGACACTATTCCCTGTGTTACTACATCTAATATACTTGTTGCCGTTGCCGTTGCATTAACGCTTGATTCTAAAGTTTTAGTTAACTTTAAATCAGCGGAAACATTAGCATCTGATTGTACGCTTGCTGAAATATTTTGAACAATAGTAGCCGTTGCGCTAACATTAGCATTAACATCTACATTACTATTAATATTTATAACCTTTGTTAGATTTGCCGAAGTATTGCCTAAAGCATTAACAGAAGCAGCCACCTCAATGACACCTTGCTGAAATATTGTAAGTTCTCCAAATGTAGATGCTATGGCATTCGCATGTCCAATGACCGACATTATTAGTTTAAGATTAGCCGAAGTGGTGCCAATGCCATTTACAGATGCAGCGACGTTTACACCGGTAAGGATGTATGAATCATAGAACACACCCTGAAAGGAAATAAACCTTCTATCGTGACTAACTTTTAAATTCTTTACTTGATATAATTTATCACCCCAAACTACGCGAGATTCCTCGGTAATGGATGAATTATAACGGATGGTAAAATCACAAATATTCTTTGCCGTATTTTTACCCTCTATAATTGTCTCGTTTGATCCTGGTAACTTGCTTTCTGCAAATGCCCAAATAGTCGCAATATCTGCCCAACTTTCAGAAGCAAAACCAGTTAAACTCCGTGACCGGTTAACATTTTGAAGGATAATCCTATCCCTCATTTTTCCAGTAACTTCATTTTTGTTGTACTTCATTAGAATAATTGTACTCGATATTGGTCTAATAAATATTCAGATGCTGTAGGTAATTTCTTGACGTAATCTTGCCTATTATCGTACGCATCTGTAATCATTAATAAAATAGCTTGCTTTATTTGCCCTGGCACTGATGAAGCATCAGAACCATATCCAGCCGTATAGGTAATGGTAACATCATTAATATTACCATACAATGTGGGCCACGTTTTACCGTAGGCTAATGATAGCCTTGCGGGTTTTTCAAATGTATCTACAATGTAGTTTGAACTATTAAATGTTTGTGTAGTATTTTGGCTATCTGCGTATTGAAAAGAAGTAACAGATATTACCGGAGATACAGACAAATAAATAGTACTTAATTGAAGTCTATCTAATTTCTCTGTGATTGTCTGAATTATTAAAGCCTGATTCAAATAACGTTCCGCTGCCTGCCTTGCACTTTGTAATAAAGTAGTAATAAGAGTATCCTCTGTTGTGTCATCAACTTTTAGATAGTCCTTTACTTCTTGTAGTGTAAAGATTTCGTTTGCAGGTTGCGCAGTTATTTTCCAAGCCATGTTCAAATTTTTAAATAGGAGTGAGTATTGCTACCCACTCCATTTTTATTTATTAGGTCAACTTATTAGCTAAGTGCTTAATAGCAGCAGCCTGCAATAGTTTACCGTCATATCTTGCGTACAACAAGAATCCTAACTCCATTTCATCCATGAAACGTTCACGCAATGGCACTAATACATTGTTTGAAACTTGACGAATAATGTACTTAGACCAATCACCAAAATAAACAATCTTTGCAGCAGTTGCCTGCGTGGATGGAAGATCGTTATTGATAAAGAAATTATAACCCAATAATCTATCAGGAATACCATCTCTCAACGATGGTTGGAATAAGGTTGTGTTACTATTATCTAAGTTTAGTTTTCTTACCGCACTTAAAATAGTGTCGTTCATCATAAATGCAGCCGATGGAGCATTTCTGTAGTTCACGTCTACAGAGTGAATAAGGTCAACTAAGTTGGATGCAGTAAAAGCCGTTTGACTTGCAGATACAGCACCCTGCGTAGTGTTCGCAGCAAAACCTGTAGGTTTTCCAGAACCATCACCGGTAGTAAATGCAGTGTTTAAGCCTCTTCCTAAACGCTCACCTAACATAATTGGTAATTCTGTGTTCAATAGACCAAATTCATCATTTGCCCATTCAACAGATACTTTTACCAATGTGTTAATAACGTGAGCTGCAAAAGTTTCGCGCGTAAAGGTCATATCCTGAACGGTAACCGCTCCGCCCTCGGTGTGCCATGAACCAGTTGTACCAGTATCATTTACTTTTGGGTAGTACAAAGTACCTGCCTGCGGAGTAGAAATAATACGAGCAACCTGTAACATAGGACCATAATAAGCCATTGTTTTTTCTAGCTCATTCGAGAATTGGTAAGGAATAACAAAACCGCCTGCCAAACCGCTTTCAGATGTAGTAATGGTTGC